AAGGTCCGGCTATGCCGTGAAGACCGCATCTATCACCGCTTCCAAGCTGCTAAGTTTGCCTAAGGTTGCCGAGCGTGTCACCGAATTAAAGAACCGCCGCGCTGTAAAGTGCAATATTGACGCCCAATGGGTGCTTAATCGACTTAACGAAATAGACTCTCTGGATGTAATCGACATACTCGACGACGACGGCATGGTGCTGCCTATTCGGGAATGGCCGAAGAGTTGGCGTACTTCCATTTCTGGAATTGACGTTCAAAAACTATCTGCGGCCGGTGGCGACAAAGAAGCCATACAAATGGCCGTGATGAAAATCAAATGGCCGGACAAAACCAAAAACCTCGAAATGATCGGCAGGCACGTCAACGTTAAGGCCTGGGAGAAGGAGGCCGAGGACGACAGCAGCGAGTTAGCAAATGCGCTAACCCACCTGGCCGATAAGCTGCCGGTCTAATGCAAACCCAAAGCGCCATAGAAAAAGCCGAGAACAGATGGTATCCGCTGATAGAGCACCCGGTACAGCGGGTGCTGGTTCAGGCCGTTCACGCGGGCATCCGGTTCCCTTTGGTGCCTGCAGGCCGCCGATCGGGAAAGACAGAACGATTCAAGCGGTTCCTATCTACCGAAGCAATGCGCATGCCAAACGAACGGTATTTCGCCGCAGCGCCTACGCGCGACCAAGCCAAAAAGATATTTTGGGATGACCTCAAGCTATTAACCTTTTCAGACCTTCACCAGAAAACGCCAAGCGAAACAGAGCTAAAAATTTTCATGCCTAACGGCTCGGAGATTCACGTTATTGGGCTGGACAAGCCGCAGCGTATCGAGGGGGTAAGCTGGACCGGTGGCGGGATCGACGAAATTGCCGATGTTAAGAGCAAGAGCGTAGAATCGAACATAATGCCGGCGCTTAATACCGTGGATCCGCGAAGGCCTGAATATCGACCCTGGTGTTGGTGGCTTGGTGTACCGGACGGTCTAAATCACTATTATGAAATGTGCCAATACGCGGAAACCGCCGACGACGATCTCTGGAAGGTGTTCCACTGGAAAAGCGCGGACATACTACCGCCGGACGTTATCGCTGCAGCAAAACGGATTATGTCTGCGAAACAATACCGCCAGGAGTACGAGGCCAGCTTCGAGACGGCCAGCGGGCGGATCTATGAGGACTACGGGAAAGAGAACTACACAAACGAAACCATAAAGCCGCATGAGCAGCTATGCTGGATGCACGATCAGAACTATACGCCGCTATCCAGCGCCGTTGGGGTTATCAGGGAAGGAAGTCTGTACCTGCTAGATGAGATAGTATTGACCTCGGCAATATCCGAGCAATCGGCAAAGGAGTTTGTAGAGAAATATATCGATCATTCCAATAAGCATGTTATTATCTACGGCGACCCGGCTGGAAAAGCGGGCGAGAAACACGGGCACTCTAGCGACTACACGCAAATAGAGGGCGTTTTGCGCGATAACGGCTGGAAGTTTAGCAATCGGGTTAAGCGCGCGGCGCCAGCGATAAAGGATAGACAGAATTGTGTTAGGGCAAAGATTAAGACCGCAGACGGGAAAATATCGTTGTTTGTCAATCCTGAAACGGCGAAATGGTGCCATAAAGGCCTGAGCACTGTTCAGTATTTACCGGGCTCGACTTACCAAGAAGACCAGAGGAACGAATATCAGCATATTACAACCGCAATAGGATACATGGTGGAAACCGTGTGGCCGATCGACGAAGCACTAATTATAACCAACATAGGGATGGCGAACTAATGGCCCAAACCAAAAGAAATGTAGACTTCAAGAGCCACGAGTATAACGCCAACGTTAATACATGGGCTTTTGTTAATGACATTTGCGACAGCAAAAACCTCGGCAAATACCTGGTAAAGCTAAACCCTGACGACAAAAGCAAAGAGAACGCAACGCGGAATGATCAGTTTAGACGCCGCGCTATATTCTACGCGGTTGCTGGGTACACTTCTCGCGGGCTAGTTGGAAAGGCTTTCTCGAAGCCCCCGGTTACTGATGTCCCGCCCAATATGGAATATGTCAAAAACGACATAGACGGCATGGGCACGACAATCGACCAGCAAGCGCAAGACGTAACACGCGACGTATTGAGAATCGGCCGGTCCGGCCTGATGGCAGACTTTCCGGAGTCTGACGGCGAATTGTCCGTTGCACAACTGGCAAGCGGTGGCATATTCGCTACCGTGACAAAATTCGATGCTCACCAAATAATCAACGTCCAGACGAAGAAGATTGGAGCTAGAACGCTAACATCCAAGATCGTTCTGGCGCTCAAAGCCAAGATGGAAGGCCCGGACGGGTTTAGTTTTGACGAAGTCGACGTAAGGCTAGAGCTCAGGCTCGACAGTTTGGGAGAGCTCGGCGAGGTCTATTCGATGGTGGAGTGGCGCAAGAACCCCGCGCCCACAAACGACGACAACGAATGGCTAGTTGTAGGAACAACCGTTCCAAAAGACGCGCAAGGCGCATTCTTGGAAGAAATCCCGTTTGTGTTTGTGGGCAGCGAGTCCAACACGCACAAGATTGACCCAGCGCCGATGAAAGACATTGCAGAGATAAACAAGGGCCATTTCAACAACTCGGCTATCTATGAAGACTCGGTTTTTACTGTTGGACAAGCGCAGCCGTGGATGTCGGGAATAACTCAAAGCCATATTGACCTGATGAAAAAGAATAATATGTATGTCGGCTCTAGCTGGCTAATGGGCGTTCCATCCGGCGAGAAAATGGGCTTTGCTCAAGTCGAGCCCAACACGCTAGCCCGCGAGGCAATGAACGATAAAGTGCAAATGATGATCGGCTTGGGCGCTATGTTTATCACGCCCGGCAGCGCAAACAAGACCGCGACGCAATCAGAGGGCGAGCTCTTGGCGCAGCACAGCGTGTTATCGCTGGGAACGTCGAACGTTTCGGACGCTTACACTAAGGCGCTTGGGTTTGTTGCGCTGTTCATGGGCTCGGACCCAGCGGCCGCTTCTTATGAAATCACCAAAGACTTTGTGAGCCCCACGGCTGATGCAAACATGCTGCGAGAGATTGCGGCGAGCTTCCTGCAAGGCCTGTTACCAGTTAGTGACCTGCTTGCTTGGCAGCAAAAGCACGGGCTTGTAGACTCTGAGAAGACGCTAGAGGAATACCAAGAAGAGATTGGGGGCAATGATACAGGCCTAGACCTCGATGCCAACTGATTCCCTAACAGAAATAGCGACCCGCCACCAGGTACACTTGGAGCGGCTTAAAGCCGGCGCGGCAAAAAAGAACCTTCGGTTTTTAAAGAAAATCGATCGTTCTGTATCTAAGCGCCTCGCCGGAAAGGAGATTACTGAATTCAAGAGGGCACGGCTGGAAAAGCTCATAGCATCTGTCCAGGGGGACATGGCCGTAATTAATGGCGAGATAACCAACGCCATAACCACGCAAGCCAGAGAGCTTGCTGCATCCGAGGCGGGTTTCGAGATACGCAGCTTAAACGAAGTCGTAAAGGTAGATTTCGCGGTCCCAACGGCGGGGCAGCTTAACTCCGCTGTTATGAACAACCCGTTATCTGTTAAAGGGCCGGACGGAGGCAAGCTGCTAAAGTCATTTCTAAAAGACACCACCAATCGCCAAACAAAAGCCATATCCTCAGCAATACGCAGCGGTTATTATCAAGGTCAATCCAATAACGAGATATTGCGCGTTATTCGTGGCACGCGCTCGAACAAATTCAAGGATGGCATTATTGCGCGAGTGGGAAATACAGCGAACGCGCTTGTAAGGACAGCACTGCAACACGCAAGCGTTCAGGCTCGTGAAGCGACTTGGAATGCTAACAAAGACATTATTAAAAAGGTCCGATGGACCGCAACTATCGACGGTCGCACGTCTCAGATTTGCCGCAGCCTTGATGGGCGCGAGTTTGATTTTGACAAAGGCCCGCGCCCGCCGATTCATATTAATTGCTTAACGGGGGATACTAACGTAACGACCTGTGGCGGTGTCTCGAACGTTTACAAAAGGGCGTATAAAGGCACTCTTGTCGATATTAAGACAGCTTCCGGAAGAACCATCTCTATCACCCCAAATCACCCAATATTGGCTGTCTCCGGGTGGAAGGCGGCGGGCGATGTTAATTCTTTCGATAAGCTGGTCTGCGTTACCAGCCCACATTTGATCGTCAACAATGACAAAAATAGTGTGGACTCCACGTTCTCCGAGCTTTTTAGTGCGGTCAATGTAGTGTGCGATTCTTCGGCTATCAGTAACGCTCCATCCGCCGCCGAAGACTTCCACGGCGACGGCGCTTCCGATTCCAATATCAAGATTATAAGCACCGTTAGCCTTGGATGGGATGGCGTGAGGAAAGCTATCTTTAATAGCAGAAAAAACAATAGGCTCCCATTTGGATCGCGGATGAAACTTGCCTTCGCGCGATTTTGCTCTTTTGGCTTTTTCTTCAACGCCGACGACCCTTCCTCTAACGGCGTGATGCGCTGCGCTCGTAAGGTTGGCGATCTGCTCGGGGCTGGAGTTGTCCATTCTAATTTGCTGCTGCTCAGATTTATTCCTGAGTTTTCCGTATTTGGTTTTGAGGGCGCGGATAACGGGAGCGGAAGAGCAATCAAGCCCCAGGTGCCTAGCTATACCGGCCGCACCTATCCCAGTCTCATAGGCCTTAAAGATTCTATCCTTGCAGCTATCAAGATCAATGATTATGTTACTGGCGATAGGAATGCCGTTCGCGGCAAGGATTCTAGCGATTGGCTTGTAGCCAACGCCGAAGAGCTTTCCGATTGCTTTGATGGAGAGCCCATCAACGGTACGGAGCTCGATGATGTTGTTAGTGTCAGCAGAAGAGAAGTGGATTGCCATGTTTATAACCTCGAAAATAAGAACAATTGGTATGTATCGAACGGCATTATAACACACAACTGCCGTTCCAGCGTGGTTCCAGTGCTAAAAGACAAGTTTTCCAGCCTGCGCAAAGGCGCGACCCGGTTCAGCCGTGGGCCGGACGGCGTGAAGTACATACCAGCAACCAAATCATACTATGGATGGCTAAAGAATCAGCCGGCCAAGTTTCAGGACTCCGCTATAGGCAAGACGCGCGGAGCTTTGCTGCGGCGAGGGGGTTTGTCGTCTGAGCAGTTTTCCAAACTAAACCTAAACAATAAGTTTCAGCCGGTAACGCTTGCAGACATGCGCAAGCTGGAGCCAGCGGCATTTGAGAAGGCCAATCTATGACGACAATAGCGTATAAAAACGGCGTAATAGCCTATGACTCGCTTGCAGTTGGGTCTGGCACGGTGCTGGATAGAGACTTCAACAAACGAATCACTCGCGATGGGGTTAATTTCTTTTTTTGTGGCTCTGTCTGTTTGTTTGGGGAGTTCTTGGACGCTTGGTTTAGTGGCGAGAATGTAACCAGCAGCGATCTGAGCGCTATAGTTTATGGCGGAAAGATTCTTTTTTATGTGACCATTGACGAGGACGGAACGATACAGAAGGAGCCCGTAGAGCTATCAAAAATAATGTCGATAGGCTCAGGCTCAGACCACGCGTTAACAGCCATGGATTGCGGGCTATCTGCAAAGGAAGCCGTGAAGATGGCGGCGCTAAGGGATACGAGCACGGGAGGCCGTATTAGAACGTTCAGTCTAAAGGCTTGACAGTTACGGAACGATTGTTTTATTATCCACATTATGGCTAGCTGGGCTGGTCGATCAAATAATTTTACTTGGGGTTTAATTATGAAGTTTAAGGTAACGAAGGAAGAGTACGCCGCGTTGGACGCGGAGATGATGAAGTTGTACAAGGCCGAGGGTGAAGGGTTTCAGCTTGAAGTTGAGGGTTTGCCAGAGGTTGAGGATGTTAGCGGATTGAAGAAGAATCTAGCTGATTTGCTCACAGAAAAGAAAGAGGCGAAACGGCTTGCAGATGAAGCAACCGCAAGAGCCGCAGAAATAAAGACCGCCGCAGATTTGGCAGCGGCGAACAAGTCCGGCGACCTTGACGCAATAAACAAGAGCTGGCAAGACAAGTTTGATAAGCAGGGCGAGCAGATTACCTCGTTAACCGGGGCGCTCAACAAATCGACAAGTGGAGCCACGGCAATTTCAATGGCTGCTTCAATGTCGGTGAAGGGCTCGGAATCGATTTTGGCGGACGCGATAACGTCTAGGCTAAAAACAAACTTCGAGGACGGCGTTGCTACTACGGTAGTTTTGGACGCACAAGGCAAGCCGTCTGCACTAACAGTGGATGAGCTAAAAGCAGAATTTATGAGCAATGCGGCGTACGCGCCGTTGATAATCGGTTCTAAAGCCGGGGGCGGCGGGACTAATAACGATAATTCCAAGGGCGGGGCCAGTGGAAAAGTAATACCGCGCAGTGACTTCGATGTGATGGGGCCAATAGATCGGCAATCATTTTTGAAGGAAGGCGGCACACTAACCGATGACACTAATTAACTAGAGAGAATTTCACCATGGCAGAAAATACTATAACTGGCCTAGTCCCCGATATTTACGAGGCGCTAGACATTGTTTCCCGCGAACTAACGGGTTTAATTCCATCGGTAACGATGGGTTCGGGCGCAGAGCGCGCAGCAAAAGACCAAACGGTCTATGTCGACGTTGAGCCAGCGGGCAACGTTGTGGATATTACTCCTGCAATGGCTACTCCAGAGCCTACCGGCCAAACATCCGGCCGACGCGGTATTACTATTACTAAGTCGCGAGCGGCTGAGTTTGGTTTTATCGGCGAGCAACAGAAAGGCTTGAACACTGGCGCAGGTTACCAGAACGTTCGTGCCGGCAAAATTGCGCAAGCGATCCGCGCCATTGTTAACGAAGTCGAGACAGACCTTGGCGCGCTGCAAAGCACGTTCTCAAGGGCAGCGGGTGAGGCTGGAACAACTCCGTTTGCGACTGCAAACGATTACACGGCAGCGACTTTTGGCCGCAAAATCCTGAAAGACAACGGTGGCGACGTTGATCCACAGTTTGTTATGGATACAACCGCAGGCGCTACCATGCTAGGTAAGCAGGGCGCAGTAGATGCATCCGGCGATAGCACTATCCTTCGACAAGGAATCCTTGTTGATCGCGCTGGCATGCCTCTTCGAGAGTCTAACGCTATCGTTGACTTCACAAAAGGCACGGGCGCGAGCGCTACAACCAACAACGCTGGCTACGCCGTAGGCGCAACTGTTCTAACACTGGCATCTGCTGGCACTGGAACAATCTTAGCTGGCGACGTACTAACGTTTGCAGGCGACACTAACCAGTATGTAGTTGCCTCCGGAGATACGGATGTATCCGACGGCGGCACCATTACACTTGCCGAGCCTGGCTTGCGCGTTGCCATGTCGGCTGCGACTAAAGCCATCACAGTGGTTGCTAGCTCAACTCGTAATATGTGCTTCGCACGTTCAGCGCTTGTTTTGGCTTCGCGGCTTCCAGCTCTACCAGAAGAAGGCGACAACGCCGATGACCGCATGACAATTACAGATCCACGTAGCGGCCTGAGCATGGAATTTTCCATGTACAAAGGCTACCGCAAAGTGCGTTACGAGGTTGGGTTGGCATGGGGCGTTTCAAACATCAAGCCTGAGCATACAGCGCTAGTTCTCGGTTAACGAGAATGCTTAACCGTAAGGCTCTAGCGATAGAGTCTTACATTAAGCGTTTTTAAACCCAGCGAGGAGAATAGATAAATGAGTTCACAAACATGCCCTACGGTTACAGTGGTTAGAGACGGCCAGAACGTTGATATTAACGTATCAGACCGAAAAGACGACGATGTTTTGTTTGGCGAAACAGCAAAAGCCGAAGCAGAGGCAAAAGCCGAAGCAGAGGCAGAAAAACCAAAAGCCAAGCACACCAAAAAGTAAGCAGCGCCAAAAGAAAACCCAAAGGGCTAGGCCAAAAGCCAGCCCTTTTTTTATTGAACAGGATTAAGCTATGGCACTAATTATCGAAACAGGGGCAGAGATAGCCAGCGCTAACTCCTACGCGACTCGGGCAGAGTTTTTAGCATGGGCTCTAGAGCGCGGGTATACCATTGCAGACGACGCGGTAGCAGACTCGTACCTGGTTAAGTCGTTCGACTTTATACGCGGACTCGAACCGACGCTAAACGGTGAGCTTGTAACCAAGACTCAGACCGGCGCCTATCCACGCTATGACCTTTACATAAACGATTTTAGCTGGGCGAGCAGCGTTGTCCCACAGCCAGCAATCGATTATCAAATGTCATTGGCGCTAGATATTAACAACGGCATTGACATTCACAACCCGCCTGCCTCTGGAAGCGTTCCAGTCAAGCGCAGCCGTGTTGAGGGTGCTGTCGAGGAAGAGTATGCTGTCGCCGATGCTGGGTTTGTAACCTATCGTTCTCTATCAAACGACCTTCGCGCCATGCTTACCAAAAACAATGGCGGACTGGGCGTCTCTATTTCAATGGGGTAGTTATGTCAGATGCTTTTTATAACAAAATGGCGACGACCGCAAAGAACCTATTAGCGAAGTTCGGCGTGGCATGGACAATAACCCGAAACACTGGTGAGGTTATCGACAACATCACCGGAGCCGTAACTAGCGCCGGCACTAGCGCGACGTTCACGCCGAAAGGCGTTCTCACTGTTTACGATAAAAGGCTGATGGGAAACGGGCGCATAGAACAGGGCGACCGCCTGCTAATATTAGACGATACGGTGTTACCGCTAATGACAGACAAGCCCACAATCAACGGAGTGGTCTGGAACATTCAAGACATTGAAATTGTGGAGCCGGCAGGAATTCCGCTGGTTTATAAGGTGCAGGTACGTGGCTAATCTATCAATTGATCGATGGGCCAAAGAAGTCGGCGCAAGCCTTGACGAGTCTGCTAGAGCTATCAAGCTCGAAGTGTTCACGGGCGTTATTGACGACACGCGAGTTGACACGGGCAGGCTAAAAGGCAACTGGCAGACCACTAATAACAACCCTGCATCTGGAACCACTGAAAGAGAAGACAAAGAAGGCAACGCAGTGAAGGACGAAGCCGCCGAAACAGTCACTGCCTTTGGCGTAGACTACCTCACGAACAACTTAGACTATGCGATGACATGGGAAGAAAGAGACGGGATGGTAGCGCGTAACTTAGCGCGAGTTGAAACTATAGTCAGGGGTACAAAGAAGTGAGCCAGCTAAAGATTGATCAAGCATTCTTGACCGCATGGATAACAACCAATAGCTCGTTTGGCTTGCCGACCGCTCACGAAAATAAAGACTACACACCGGATCCGCAAACGGCTTATGCAGAAGTGTTCAATCTACCTAACCCATTGGACCCGTTGACACTGAACGACATGGACGAAACCACGGGCATATTTCGGATAATACTACGGTATCCGGTCAATAAGGGCGCGATAGCCGCCAAGATAAAAGCGCAGGAGATTGTAGACGCATTCCCAATTGGAACAAGTGTTCCATATTCTGGGCAATCTGCTATAATCAGGCGAACCACGCGCCAGAACGGCGTGAACGAGGACGGCTGGTATAAAATAGTCGTTTCAATTCAATACATTACATTTATAACGAGGGCTTAACCATGCCAAGTGCCGTGCAAACATTAGTTGATAGTCAAATTTTAATATCGGCTGGGCTACCAGCATCAGACGACGCCACTGGTTATGATGCGCTGTCATTTACAGCCATCGGACAAGTAACCAACTGGACTCCTGGTGGCAGGCTTCATACCCTAACGCCTAGCAACCCAATCAACCAGCGCAAGACCGATTTCTACAAAGCTACCTACAACAACGGCACGGACAATGTTGTTGTTAACAGAGACGACGACGACGCTGGCCAGGTTATCGCTCTAACCGCTGAGGGCTCTGATGCTAACTTCTCTTTTCAGGTTATCTATCAAGATGCTACAGAAGATTTCTTTCAGGCTAAGGTCGCCAGCTTTATCACAGGAGCGGGAGATGCTAACGCTATAGTATCTGCAACCCTAAACCTGCAGCGGGTAACTAACACAGTCACTTCGTAAACTAACCGAATAATTGAGGGCTTAACCATGCCAACAGCAACACAGACGCTAGTCGATAGCGTAATAGCAATATCCGCAACGCTACCGACAACGCAGGACGACGACGACAGCACTGGCTATCCAGCGGCGACCTACACACCGATCGGCCAAGTAACTAATTGGACGCCAGGCGGCCGCTTGCACACGCTCACACCGAGCAACCCTATTAACAAGCGGGGCACTGACTTCTACAAAGCGACCTATAATAACGGTACTGACAACGTTGTAGTAAACCGCGATGACGATGACGCGGGGCAAGTAATTGTATTGGCGGCAGAAGCATCTGATAACGATTACGCTTTTAGCGTAACTTATCAAGACGGTACGATTGACTATTTCAGCGGCAAAGCCGTTAGCTTCATCACCGGAGCCGGAGACGCTAACGCCATTGTTACGGCGACTCTAAATCTACAGCGCACACAAAATACAGTTTACGCGTAGCATTCAAACGCTGCCCTTCGGGGCCGCATAACACAAGGACCATTAACCATGACTATAAATTTTTCCAGCTACAGCTTATCCGCAGAAGCGGCCAAAGGTATTGCAGTAACACTTATCGACGAGCAAACGCGCAAGCCATTCGTCGGATCTGATGGCGAAGAAATCGTTATCAATATTCAGGGCATGGACTCAGACAAATGGCAGGAAACGGCGCGCAGGATTGGCGAGCGTAACACTGCCAAGTTCAAGCGACGCGGCGTACCTTCTGAGGTAACAGAAAACGATCTTAAAGAAGTGCTCGCGGCAGTTACTATCTCTTGGAGTGACAACATTCCTTTTGATGGTGAAAACCTAGAGTGTACCTACGAAAACTGTCTAATGCTTTACAAGCTGCCTAACGCGATTGCCGAGCAGCTTATTTCTGCAGGCACAAACAGGGCTCACTCAAAAAAGAGCTAAGGCTTAAGCTAGAACTCTACGTTCAGCAAAGAGCATGGCTAGAAACCCGCGCCCTTGATCAAGAAAAGGTCAGGGGCGCGACGCTAACGGAGATAGAGCTTCCAGACATTGAGCCGTTAGAATATCTCATCGATTTTCTATATAGAATAGGCCCAATGAGATTTGGCTGGGCTGATTTGGATGGGTGGGTTAATAGAACGAGCGTTCACCTATCGGGCTGGGAAGCCGAGACGGTCAAGCATTTGGGTGAGATTTATTCGAGAGGTTGCGAGGAATTCAACGATAAAAACAGCGAGGCTCCGTACAGAAGCGAAGAATTAAGAGCCGAAACGAACATGAATAACATCAAGTCAATTCTACGCAGGCCAGTTGTATGACAGATTTCGCTAACTTAGTAATCCGCGCAGACTCTAGCCAAGTCAGGACTGCCACTGGCGACCTGACAGGCATGGCAGGCGCGTCTGGCAAGGTAACAGGAGCATTGCGTGCATTGGCCCCAGCGCTTGCTGGTATACTCTCTGTGAGGGCTCTCGGCAAGATGGCTGATGAGGCGCGACAGTTTGGCGCCGCTATGGGCGAAGTATCTACCCTGCTAGACGACCTAGACCAGTTACCACGAATCGAGCGCGAGGCCAAAAAGCTTACTGCGGCCTTTGGTGGCACTCCCACTGCACAAGCGAAAGGATTCTACCAGGCAATCTCCGCCGGCGCTGCTAACGCAGAAGAAGCCACGGCAATTCTAACGCAGGCTAATAAACTAGCCGTCGGCGGTGTTACCGACATAGGCACGGCGGTCGATGGACTGACAAGCATAGTAAACGCTTTCGGTCTAGAGGCTGATCAAGCTGGATCGGTATCCGATGCGTTATTTGTTGCAATGCGCGCAGGTAAAACTACGGTTGGCGAGCTATCCTCTTCGGTTGGTAAGCTCGCTCCTATCGCTTCCAGTGTCGGCCTTTCGATGGAAGAAATGCTGGGCGCTGTATCCGCGCTAACAACTCAAGGTATATCCACCAGCGAATCAGTCAACGGCCTCAAAGCAGCGCTGGCTAACGTCCTAAAACCCACGAAAGAAGCTGCAGACGAAGCGGAGCGGCTAGGCCTGAATTTCGGTTTAGCGGCACTTCAAGAGCAGGGTTTTACTGGATTTATGGACTCTGTAGTCGAGAAGTCTGGCGGATCAAAAGAATCTCTGGTTCAGCTATTCGGCAGTGTCGAGGCATTGAATACAATTTTCGCGCTAACCGGCGGCGGCGCAGAAGCGTTTGCCGACATTATGGTGGATATGGGCGAGAAGGCGGGGCAAACAGAGATAGCGCTTTCTAGGGTGCGGGAACAATTTGACCAGCAATTTTCTGAGCTAACTGGCAAAATTTCCGTATCGAGAGAGGAGGTTGGCGAGCTTCTTATAGCGCTAGCCAGCCCGTTAGTCGGCGCAGCTAACGACAACTACCAAGAAATCACAGACACTTTTGGAAACTTACTTACAATTGTAGAGACTCTGGCGGCTGCGCTAATAACGGGGCTGGCGGTTGGTTTTGTTGCGGCACAGGTGGAGATGCTCAAGTATCAGGCTGC